TGAAATATACATGGTTTTATACAAACTATTTTCATTACCATATATTTTAAAAAGATTTTAATTTGTATATTAATTAAGATGTTAATTATAATATATGTTTAAATTATATATATACCATAACACACCTCTTTATCACCTCTTTTATCACCTCCTATACCTCTCAATACCTCTTTTAACAAACATGCAACAATTATAACATAAAATTGTTGATAACTGCTTTGGTATATAAATATAAAAATAACAATAATATGTATAAATGTATAAAATTTAAAAAGTATTTAAATATATATATAGTATATTATATAATGTCCAAAATATGCGTAAGATGTGGTAGAGAGTATACAAGATTAAAACAACATTTACAAAGTAAAAATATATGTTCAGCTACATATTTAGATGTTAATCGCGATGAAATAATAACAAATTATGATATATTGTTTAGTAAATTTGTTAAAATTAAAAAAAGTGGTGGTAACAAAAAACATTGTAGTATATGTAATAAGCAAATTATGAGTAAAAATATGGCACGTCATAATAAAATTGTACATAAAGAAAATACAACTATTAATGGAGATCAAATTAATGGTGATCAGATTAATGGTGATCAAATTAATGGTGATCAAATTAATATAAATCACTTTCATATAAATATTAATTTAAATAGTTTTGGTGATGAAGATAATATAAAATTAGCAGATGCATTAAATATATATCATAAATATTATAACAATCAAAAAGACCTAAAAGATGTATCAGCTCTAATAAATTACATTGAAAAATTACACATGCAAATATCAGAAAATATGAATGTATATCGGGATAAAAAAAATAAATACGCATATTGCTATATTGATGGTAAATGGAAACATATACGCCCAGGAGAATTATTGGAAATGCTTGCAAAAAATACGAGCAAACATATATCTACAAGTTTGGCTGAATTAGATCTTGCAGATAAAAATAAAAGTATTATTGTCAAAAATGGAGAGGATAAAAAAATAATTGACATTTCAAAATATGTAAAATCTGGTATAGAATTAAATAAATATATAAAAACTATGATTGAAAAAGGAAATAATGAAGACTCAATTTTTACAGAAGATTGGAAAGAATTTAGTGAATTATTAGATATGTTATTTCTTGATTATAAGGAAGAACTCAATTCTATCTATAAATTAACAAAACATAATCAAATACAAAATAATAATTTATAAATTTTGTCTGAAATATATTTTTCAGTCATTGTTGTTATTATAAATATTTAGTTATTTAAGTATATTTTTAGTGAAATATACTGAAATTTTATGTGGATAGATTATCTCTTTCTTCTCCATTGGGTTCTATTTATTCTGGTTGCTTTTCTTCTACCGCCTGATTTTTTTATATCATCAGTTGGTTTTCTTCTACCACCTTGTTGTTCTGACATTATACGTTTAAATATTTTTTCTGCAGCAAGCAATGCCTCCATAGTTTCCTTTTTAGTTATTGTGTTTTGATTTAAATATTTACTTATAAATTCACTTATAATTTCCGTATTTGTTTTATCTTTATTCGGGTCTGCCACAGCTTGCGCATGACCTAGTAAATATAATATATTATTTTTATTACTAAAAACTTTACTTTTAATTAATTCTTTAAGATTTTCATAATTTTGTTCTTCTTTTGTTTTATTTTTTGGAATATTAATGGCAGTAAATTTCCCAACATGTTTTACTTGTTTTTTTACAAGACCTGAGTTAGATACTGATTTAACCGCTGGTTTAGTTACTGATTTAGCTGCTGGTTTAGCTGCTGCTGATTTAGGTGCTGATAAATTAGATGTTGATGATTTAAGTGTTGCAGGTGCTGTATTTATTTTTACACTCCTTTTTTCTAATTTCTTTACTATTTTGTCCGCTACATCATTTATATCAAGATTATCTTTCAATTTTACTATACCATAATTTTTATTATCTATATTTTTTGTTTCTGTAGTAAAATATTCATCAGGAAATAAGTTTTTATTATTAACCTTGATTATCTCATTATCATCTTTATTATAAGAATATGGGTTTTTGTCTTTACCATTTAATTTTTTATAAATATAAGATCCACTATTATCTAATTTTTTTAAGATATTATTATAAAAAATTTTATCATATATAGTTATTGCAGCTGCTACAGGACATGATTCATTAACTATAATATAATATTTTTCTGGAAAGTTGTTACAATTATCAATATTTTTTATACTATTTTTACAAATATTGTCACCTTTTATAGTAAGCTTATCACCTATATAATAATATTTTTCATTTAATTTACTTTCCATAATACGTAATTTTTCTATCAAGTTCTTACTTTTTTTATCTTGACATGTAGTGTCGTCAGCACATAAAACCAATATATTCTTTTGTGATGGTAATGGTTGATAATGACTTTCCAGTGGTTTATTACTCTTTTCATATAATTTAATACCTAATTCAATTAATTTTTCATTTGTTTTTTTTTCATCAATTATTTTTACAAAATATTGTTTCAATTCTTCACGACAAGGTACCTTATCTTTTTCTTTGTCACTTTTCGGTAAAACGGCTGTCTTATAATTTTTAATATTTGTGCATTTATCTGTTTCAATTAAAGCACCATGTAAAACTTTATCATAAATTTTTTTAAAGTCATATTTTTTATTGATATCTACATTTTGCGAATTTTGAAAATTACTTATAATTTCTAATATATTTTTATTATTTTCTTGACTTATTTCTTTTTTATTATATTGTTCATAATATAATATATATCCTAAAACACCACCAAACATTATTTTCATAATTTTTTCAAGATTACTACTTAATTTTTTATTCGATTTATTTTGTTTTTTTCCTGGCACATTTTCATAAAAAAGTTGCACGTTTATTGGAAAATCATAATTTTCTTCAGTTATGTTTTTAAATTTAAAAACATAATTTTGATAATAATTTGCAAGGTATTTACTATTGTAATATTCTAAAATATGTGGATACTTTTCACCAAGTATTTGCTTATCTTCAGCAGAAATATCAACATTATTTTCAAATGTGAAATCAATATAAGTAAGTTCAGGATCAAAACTATATTTAATATGAAAATATTTATTATCCTTTAATAAATTATCTTGATCTATATCTGTTTTACATCCATCTGCATAATCACAATATTTCATATATGCATTTAATATAATTATTCCATTTTTATCTTCATAATAACATATTGTTGTTCTGACTATATCTGGGATATAACAACATATGAAATATTGCATACCATATAAAGTATAAAAATTTTTATATAATTTTTCTTTATTTATTAATATTAATCCACATGCCAAAATTTTATTTAAAAAATTATGTAAAATTCCTGATTGAAAGATTATATCATTTAAATTATTATATCCTTTATCAATATAATTTATAATTTTTTTACAAGTATCCATGCATGAAGATTTATTGTCTGGTGGATTTGCACATCGTCCCTTATCAAAATCATAGTCTTTTATAAAATCTTGATTTCTTATAATAATATTGGGTATATTTTTTTTGTCATTAGTCTTAACAAATTTATCAATATAATCTTCATGATAAAATATACGTATAAGTGTTAAAATTTTTTCTGAAATATTTATCTTAAATTTGTTATCAACTAATTTTATACTAATTATCAAATGACAATATATTAAGTCTGATAATAAATCATATAAATTATCATTTTTTTTTTCTATATTTATTATTACTCCATGTAGAAAATTTAGTAAAGTAATATTTATATTTTTTTTATAATTGATATCATTCACATTTTTAACTAAATCAATAAATTTATCATAAAATTCCTCATCAAAATTATCATTTTCAATATCATCTAAAACTTTTATAAAATTATTTACATATGTATTATCTTTTGGTAACACTTTTTCTAATTCTATCTTAGCGAGCGACACATATTTTTTACAAATACTTTGTAAATATTTAATATCACTAAAATTACTTTGACTAAATTCATATTTAACTTCAGATTTTGATTTACCTAAATCTTGTGAAAAACTTTGAGGTGGGTCAAGCGTATACATATCATAAAAATTTCCATCTATTAACACTTCACGACTAATCGATTTATCCAATAATTCTTTAAATTCATTATTTATTTTACTTCCATCTTTAATTATTAAATTATTGCTCATTATATATAAATTATATAAACTTTTTTATTTTTATATAATTAACAATCAGCTCTTATATAAATATTTATTTGTTTTTTTTGAATTTACCCCTTCCTATCTTAGTGGTTTTTTTTGCCCCTCCTTTTTTTGCTTTTGTTTGTGCTTTTGGTTGTGCGTTTGTTGTTGGCAATTCTGGTTTATCAAACTCTTCGCAATCCATTATATTAAAATTTTGTTTATTTTTCAGATGTTTTTCATAAAAATCGCCCATCTTAAACTTATCATCAATGTTATATATCTCATAATTTATGTTATTTATTTTTTTTTTTATTGAAGTGCCAGTCAAATATTTCTTCATATTAGATGTATCTACTTTATCATCAATAACTAATATATTTTCGTTAACATTACACTTAAAATCATTAGATGCCATTTCTATATAATAATAAAATATTTTTTTATTATTATCAAAACTAAATAGATTAAGTCACACATATTTATATATAATATTGTTATTAAGGATTAGGCATACTTCCATATTGACTCTCACTTGAATCAGCAATAGCAATATATTTTGGTGTAGATGCAATAGCTATATATTTTGGCGTAGATGCAATAGCAATATATTTTGGTGTAGATGCAATAGCAATATAATTTATTTTTTTCTGCACAAATACATTTGTGCAAACTTTATCATCACATGTCATATCAGTTTTTGCACCAAATTCTTTAATATCATTTAGTGGTTCTGGTGATTCTAATTGATATCTATCATACTGTTTACCATCACAAAAAACTCTTGTATGTGGTATATTATCTCTTACTATATAAGCGAGTACTTTTGGATTAATAGATTCTTCATCTTTAATAAGGAAATATTTATCTTGATTTTGATTGAATAAATTTTCTAAAATTCCACCTTCTTGAAAATATGATGGTTCATTAAGAAATTTACCATTAGATTTCTCTTTTTGGAAATATTCTTTCGGAGCTATTATAATATCGTTCTTGACATTTTTTATAATTTTGCTATAATTTTCAGGAGTATATTTTACAAATTCTTTACAATTTTTTTTAATTGATCCACCAAGCCAGTAATTTATACTATTATAACATATAAACCAATCTTTATTTTTATCTGTGTTTAATTTTTCATGTGTTTCTATAATATGATTAGTATTTAAATAAGATTTTAATTCTTCGGTTTTAATAGTTAAATTATCAATTTCATCATTCTTGTGGTAGTAATATATATTTATATTGTGTCCAAAAGTTTCAAACATTTTATTATTCCAAGTTTTTAATTTATTAATAATTTTATCATAACAAATTTTTGCTTTTTCATATTCATTTTTAGATATGATAATATCATCATTGCTAATATCGTTTTTTTTATCAATCGTGTTTACCGTGTTATATGAATCAATCATACATTGAATATCTTCACAAAAAATATCTCCAAAAAATTTTTTAAAATAGTTTTTACAGCTTGTTTTAAAATCAGGTAAATCTTGTAGAGCATCATCGGGTGGTGTACCATTTTTAAATATTTTATCATTTATATCTGTTATATTTGTTATATTTGTCTCTTCTTTATTTAAATTTTTTAAATTTTGTAATAATTTATGTATTTTTTCTTTAATATTTTTAATTTTTTCTTTAGCTTTAGCATTTGCTTCTGCTTTAGCTTTTGCATTTGCTTCTTCTTTAGCTTTTGCATTTGCTTCTGCTTTAGCTTTAGCTTTTGCATTTGCTTCTGCTTTATTTGCTTCTGCTTTATTTGCTTCTGCTTTATTTGCTTCTGCTTTATTTGCTTCTGCTTTAGCTTTTTCTGCTGCTTCTTTTATATTTTTTTTCTCATCATCAGTTAACACTCTAATTAAAATATGTGTAAATAATTCTTGTTCACTTTTACTTTGCTCATTTTTATTTTTTTTTTTCACATCAAATGAGTATATTTGTTCAACAATATAGTACATTACAGCAATAATCATATTAATATTTCTTGAAATATCAAATAAAAATTTTTTATCATCATCTGTTAAATCAACATTTTTTGTAAATACTTCATTCATTCTATCTAAATAAGTTATTACACCATTGGTAAATCTCAAATTAGGTTTATAATTTTTATTGTAACAATTTTCATTCTTTTTTTTAAACTGTTCAATTTCCCCTTTTTTTCCAAATCCCATATAATTTTTTAATAATTCACAAAAACAGTTTCTTATTTTAATTATATTAGAATATTTTTTATCACCACCATCATTAATAGAACACTCTTCTTCATTAATCATATTAGAATAATTTTCATTACCAACTTTTTTAATAAAACTATCTAATAATTTTACATATTTATTAACCAATATTTGTAATACTCCGATCTTAATATCATTTCTAGAATCACCTATAGTTTCTAATTTATTTCCCTCTCTATCTTTAAAATGTAATGTAATCTCATCTGAATTTGATAATTTTGTCAGTTCCTTCTCAATTTCAGAACTTTCTTCTGGAATAGTTTTAAAATGCGTAAGAATTTCATTATAACGAACTTTAGTCGGTTTATCTTTTATAGTTTCAAATCTTTTTTCAGTTTCTCCAGATACTACAGATGTTTCAGATGTGGTTCCTGTTACAGTTTCTCCAGATACTACAGATGTTTCAGATGTGTTTCCTGTTACAGTTTCTCCAGATATTTGTTCTGATGATTCTGTTGAATAAGGCACAACTTTCAAATTTTTTTTACTCTCTCGTTGTATCCAATCAACATATGGAGCAATATTAGCAATTTGTAATGTATTCTTATTTCCACAATAAGCTGTATGTTTTTCACCAATTATTCCTACTAACCCTTTATTATTATCATCAAAAATAAATACAGGTCCACCTGATTCTGTTGGTTGTCCTATATCTTTAGTACTACATATAACTGTTACATAGTCATTAAAATTATTAATATCTTTTGGTAAATTACTAATAATAGAATTTTTTTTATATTTTTCAATTTGATTTCCTACCCAAATAGATAAGTTAGATTCAGAAATATCTAAAGGAATTTTTGAAGGATTATTAATAATTGGTAATTCTTTATGTTTATTACTGTCAATAGAATTTTCATCAATAGTTATGTAAGATATATCTTTCCAAGGTGTATTACTTGTTCTACCATCATAATATACAAATTTAATATTATTATTATTATTTATAGTTTCATTAGTATTTACAAATTTCACTTCTTCAATTTTAATCTCTTTTTCATTAAAGGTATCTTGATAACAATGACCAGCTGTTATAATTATACCATTTCCTATATATATTCCATTACAAAACATTGAATCACTAAAATTATTATTATTCTTTAATACTTTAAATTTATATCTTACAATATTATTTTTAAAATCTTCAATACTTATACTATTTGTGCCACCTGTCTGTTCAGTTGTACTTTTAGTTTCAGATGTATTTTCAGATCCAGACATACTTTCAGTTGAATTTTGAAGTTCTTCCCACATATCAACGACTTTATTTAGAACAGCTTGACTGGTATTTTCCAATATTTTAATATAATTATTTTCATTCAATGGTACAATAACTTCTGAACAACTTGGTACAGGATCTTTAAAAATTTCAGATATTTTATCCATATATATCTTATATATATAAATAAAATTAAAAAATAACTATATCTATCATTTTGTTATAATCATTATCATGTTGTAATAAACATTATCATGTTGTTATAAACATTATCATGTTGTTATAAACATTATCATGTTGTTATAAACGTATTATATCTTCCTGGTTGATTCAATGCTAAAATATTAAATTCTAAAACATGATTTCTACCATTAAAATCGTACAATTCCCCATCTGCGGTTAAAAATTTTATTCTTAATCTATCTAATGTACTCAATGGTGGATTGAAATATTTCTTAAAACCTTTTCTGGGTGTACTTCCGGTTGATAAAATATTATTTTCACCTTTTGGTGCTGTAAAGAATATCACAGCAAAAGAGTCATCAATATTTTTATTATTAGAATCTATATTTTCTAAGTTTTCAATCTCTAAAATAATATATTTTGCATCTTCTAAATCCCAAACAAAATCACTGGTATATTTATTCCCAAAAATTTTACTCCCTATAATTTCATCCTTTATATTTAATAATTCTAAAATATCTTCACTCGTTCCTGTTATTTCCATCTCTGTATCACTTGTTATTTTTGAAACCATAAATGTTGTTCCTATTAATTCAGGAAATGATATTTTATCACCTACACTAAATTCTTCTGTAAATTTACTATCACAAGCATCCAAATTAATAGTAGTTGCATCCAATCCTACTAAATCAGTTATTGTTCCCCTTGCAAATAAATAATTAACTTTATCAAATCCAAGTTTTTTACTAATACTTTTCTTAATATATTCATTGCAATTATTCTTACGACAGACTTGACAAGAATCACAATCATTACAACCAATATTATTTAAATTAATAAAAGAATTGTGTTCATTGTAAGGAGCATGTTCACCACAAGGACAACAATTATTCAATAATCTGAAAATATGATCACCACCACTTAAATCGCTCTCAATAGTAAATTTTTGTAAATTTGTATCAGTTGTTATTGTATATGTGCTAAATAATTCAGGATTATTATTTAACACAGTTTGAAGAGCAGTTGCTAAATCTGTTGCTTCATAATTACCCGGTGGTATAACAACTTCTATAGTTTCTCCAAGAGATTCTTGTAAAAATAATTTATTATTATTTTCATTAATGGCATAGCCGGTATATGGTATACATCCTTGAACTAATTCAATTGAAATAACATCTTTATATTCTTTAGTTAATTGATAGACATAATTGTTGGATTTTGGATACTTATTGCAGTTGCGATCACTGGAATCGATGACGAGTACTTGAGGGATTCTACCATTAGTGACGTTAAGTTCAGGAGTTTTCATAATATGTTGTTCATAAGTTGGTTCAACAATTTGCATAGTTCTATTAAAATTTTGTGGATAATTAGAAAATGGTACTTGATTATTTTGCATACTTATAATTTTAATAGATAATATAAATCTGAGTAATTTACTTAAAAATAAATTATATAATAGTAATATATTAAAAAATGGATAAAAAATTTTTTTCTACTGATAACTTTAATCTAATTAATAATATTGTAAACGTAACACTCAAAAAAAAATATGATATTAATACCAATCAATCTTTCAAAAATAAAATTATAGATTCTATGAAATACGTTTATTCTAATGTTAGTCCACAACCTCCCAGAAATATTTCATATGATAAATATTTAGATATGATGAATATTAAATGTATTTCCATCATTGTACCTAATATTGTTAAAGAATTGAGTGATCAACGCGATCTACCCAATAACGAATTTGAAAATTCTTTCCAAGCATCTCAACAACCATCATCTTCTAATAGCGATTACCATCAAAATTATGACCCAAAAGCACTACCATTACCTCAAAATTCCAATGATGTTAGTAGTGGAAATGTAAGTGAACAATTTGAAGAATTGCAAAATGATAGACAAGCGGAAATTAAACAAGAAGAAGAAAAACAAAAAATACCACATCCACAACCTGTTCAAGTAAATGAAATACCTCCATCTCTTGAAAATACTAATAAAGAATTTAATAGACGTTTACAAGAAAGAAATGTCAATTTTAATAATTTAATACAAAATGATAATCAAGTTCAACCAGTTCAAAATCAAATGCACAAAGTGATGCAAGAACAAGTGCAAGAAAGAGTTCAAGATAGTATGATGGGTAGTGAGCAGAATCAAAGTGTAGAGCAATTTTTCCCTAGTCCAAGTGATTTAACAAATGAAACCAATATGGCATCTGTAAATAATAATTTGGACGAGTCTTTTGTACAAAAAAGTCATCATACTATTCAACAATATAAACAACATGAAGGGGAAAATAATGAATTGAATACAAATACAAATACAAATATGAATACTATTCAACCTGTTATTACCAGAACTGAAGGACAAAATGTAATGAATAATCCAGATATAGTAAGCATTCCAGAAGAACATCAAATAAATAGACATGTTACTGATAATACAACACCTAATGTATTTCACCCTAATAATGTGAATAATATTGATCCAGTTATTTATCCATATAAGCCTCAATATGTGAAGAAGGTTCATTTTTTCACTATAGATTCTCGTGATAGAGATTTAGAGATTTATCCCAATCCGAGTTATTTCCAAGTTAAATTTTCTCCGGCTACTGATGATATTATTACAAAAACGGTTAATGTTAGAACTAATATACAAAATGTGTTATATGTTATTCGCGAAGATGTTTCTGGTGAAAGAGGTGCAACTATTCCGAGAGATTTTGATAATATTTATTACATACAAAATACACAAACTATTGTTCCACTTGAATCTACATATGTGTGTGGTATTTGTCCAAATAGATATTATGATAATAGTTTAGATTCAAATTGTATTCCACCAACTACAGAAAAATCAAAAATTCTGCCTATTAAAAAATATTCTTATCGTCCTATATGGAATAATAAAATTGGTATTCAAAGTACTGTTTTAGATGTACCATATCTTTTATTAAATATAAAAGAGTTAGAGAGTTACAGTCCATATGTAGGTACTAATACACCAAATAGAAATGCATTTGCTAAATTAGTATATGAATCTAATTTTGGAGAAGTAAGTCCTTATATTAAAATGTTAACATCAGAAACAGATGAATATTATTTATATTCTCCAACTGCATTAGGAAAATTAGATAAAATGACTCTCTTTTTAAGTACACCAGAAGGTAATCCATTCTTTTTCGGTAGAGATAAATTATTTATAGATAGATTTGAGATGAGTCCAAATTATATGAAAAATTGTCCAAGTGGTGAAATAGATAATATGGAAATTGGTATTAATGCGACCAGAGTTTATATTAATACTGATCAAACATTTTGTGCATGTACTAAAAATTGTAATTGTAATACTCCACTTAAAAGTCATTGTTTAAAACCAGGTGATCTAATATATTTTTACAATACTAAACCTTGTAAACCTGTTTATATTATGTTCCATGATCCTGACAGTCAAATTCCTTATAATAATTATCAATTGATTATTAATGAAGAAAACGATACATTAATAAATTTGAGTATTAATATCATAATAGATGAAATGCAAGATGAAATAGAATCAATAGATTTTAGCAAGTTTTTAAGTGCAGATAATTATTTAACTTTATTAATTGATAATAAAAATGAGTTTTATAAAATTTTAGAAGTAGATCAAACAAATGTTACTCTTGAAAAGAATGGTTCATTAAATTTATCCGATAATATTATTATATCTAAAGTAGGATATGCTAAAAAGAATAACAAAGGTTTTCAATCAAATGATAAAGATGATTTAACATATGATGGTGGTGTTAGAGTTTGTAATGTAGGTGATTCAATATCATGTATGCAAAATATTAATCAAGATAATTGTGATCCAAATTGCGATGATTATGATAAAAATAATCCTGGAAGCAAAGCTGAAATGTTGACACTTGAAACTATAAGTGATCCAACAGATGAGTTATATTTTGATATAGATATACCATTTGATAATATTTCACCAGAGTTATTAGAAGATAATTACAAACCGGGGCAAGTCTTTTTAATAAAACAAAAATTACAAATTAATTATACTTTCAAGGTAGTAACATTAGAAAAAGATTATAATATTTTAGAATCACATTTAGTTGGACCTTAAAATATAATTTATATTTATATTTATATTTATATTTATATTTATATTTATATAATTGGTAAAATATGGGAAATCATTTTATTTGCTTGTTTATTTTCTTTGAAAAATATTTCAATAACTATACCTAAAACAATTATTATACTACCAAATATTTTTTTAAGACTCATGTGTTCATCTAAAAATAAATATCCAATAACCATTGCGGCAATAACTTCAGTATTTTCTAATACACCATATGATGATAAAGGCATATTATTATATGAATAAAAATATAGTAAATTAGCAATATATGATAAAATTATAAATACAGAAATTAAATATAAAATAGTTTTTAATGTAGGTAATTCAAACTTATATGGTAAAGATGATGTAAATAATAAAGAACCAATTGTTAATATTGAAAATATTATAAATGGTATCAATACTAATATCATTAGTTGAATATTTTGATTTAGGAAGGATTCTTTATCAATATTTTTTGGAATAGCTAAATTTAATTTAACATATATATATGAATAAGTTATAACACTTATAATAATAGCTATAGAACCTAAAATTAAATTATTTGTATTTATTGATGTTTTACTAAAAACAACCATAATTATTCCAATAAATGAAATTAGAAATCCAATAATTTGCCCAAAATTTATTCCTATATTGTTAAAATATCTATCCATTAATGTCATTACAAATGGAGTGATCATAAAAATTGGTATTCCTATTGATACAGGAACTAAGTTGAAACCATAGTAAAATGATATATAATATATTGTTGAGACAATACCAATTAAAACACCCATTTTATTTGAAAAATATTGTGTAATATCATAATCATTGTATTTTTTATAATTGTAATAATAAATAACCATTAAGGATGGTATCAATGTAGCAAATGTACATATAAGTAATTTTATTAGGATATTGATATCATATTTTTTTATAAAAACAGGTATTATTGTAAAAAAAACAGCACCTATTATTTCTGAAATGTATGGTAAAATGTTCATATATAATATAATAATATAATTATTAGTATTTTATAATTATTAGTATTTTATAATTATTAGTAATTCATATTTTTTGTAAATATATACAATTTCCAATCACATACAAATCTTTAGACAAATGTATCTTTTGATTTGAATATTTATTATATTTGTCTATAAAATTTACAATTGATCTATTAGAAATCATTGGGATTTCAAAATATTCAATAATTTTGTAAAATACTTTTTTCCAATAATAAAATCCTTGAAATTCATTCTCCTCAAAAATAACATATCCATCTCCATATTTCATCCCATTATTTTCAATTGATTTTTCAGCAATTTGATATATCTCCTGATACTGTACTGCCATGTTTATCAATCCATCTAAAATATTAGGATCAAACTCTTTAATTGATGGAATTAATTGATCCCGCATTTTTCCACGATCTGACCAATCTGGTGTGCTATCATAAACAAAAGGTATTCCATTTTTAATAGCTAAATCCACTATGGTAGATTTACTGGTTTGTAATAAAGGTCTTAAAATAGTCACACCATTTTCTTCAGATTCGTCTTTCATACCAAGTAAATTATCATAATGAATCCTTTTTTTGATATTAGAAAAAATATTCTCTATTGTATCATCCTTATTATGTCCCAATACTACCGCGTATCCTTCAAAATCTTTGTAAGCATTAAATCGTATTTGACGTGTAATATCTTCATAAAAATCACGGTCAAAACTGCGGTCTCGTTTGATTTCTGTAATATGACGCACATACAATTTAATACCTAATACATGACAATAATGACGACAAACTTCCTCCTCTTCATCTGCGCTTTCACGATTACCATAATTAATATGAACTGCTATTAAATTCATTTCTGATTGGTGTTGTTTTTTCTGTCTTAATTGATGTAATAATTTAAGACATATCATTGAATCTACACCACCAGATAAAGAAACAATTATATTATTGTAATTATTGTAATTAATATGAATCTTATGATTTATTGGTTGAATGTTTTCCATTCCAGACGCAGATCTTGGATCAAATATTTTTGAATTTAAACTTTGATACCGTGGCTTTGCCTCTACAGTTTTCTTTAATTTAATTAAAGAATTGAGTGTTGCTTGGTAAAATCGGCGATATTCAGGTGTATCATCGCTCAATCTCCATTGTAAAATTAATGGAATAATTTTTTCCTCAATAATTTCAGCATTAAATGTATGACGCAATGGCATTAAAAAAAAACATCTTTCAATAGGAGAATATTGTTCAATATCATCTATATTTTCTTGAACTAAATGCAATGCCAACGCATCATATGGTTCTGTGCTTTCGATTAAATTTTGTCTCTTTAAGTGCCGTGTTAGTTGGTCATAAATTAGAATTTGTTCTAAAATAGGTAAATTATCTGTATTAGAATTTGATAAAATTAAATAACCGAACATATCAGCAATCATTTTATCATCGTATGTAGTGGCATTAAACCATAATTCAGGTTTTGATAGAAAAAATTTTGTAAATTTGTCCATAATGTATAGATAAATATTAAATAAGTAAATATTATAAATTCAATTTTTATTTATAAATTTAGATAAAAATTATAAAATTTTATATTGTATATATATATAATGTCAGCAATTGAAACATATAATGAAAAAGTATTACTTGTTAATAATTTAGAAAAAAATATAGCAGATATGAATAATAATATAAATTCAGTGCAACAAAATATAACAAATATGGAACAACTTATTACAACAACAATATCTGAAAAAACAGTAATGGATAACGAATTATTAGCAGAGCAAAGTAATTTACCAAATAATGTTGAAACATATAATGCTAAATTAATAGAATGTAATAATTGTGATAGCAGATTAAATAATTTAAATTATACTAAAAATTTTATGGAAAATAATTTAAATAATTTGAATGAAACATTCGCAACATTAAATGCAAATAAAGCAACTGCAGATGCGGAATTATCAGATGCATTAGCAGCTTTATAATATACTAAAAGTATAATAATTTAATTACGTATATTTTATTATTTTATATTATGGAAAATATAATTATAAATAATATATATAATATATATATTATGCCTATTCAAACAATTGTTGGTAATAAGATAGAAACAACTGAAATGGAAAATACTTCATCTGATACAATAGATATAAAAGATAGTTTTGATATGAATAATCATGATATTTTATCTGTAAATAATATAAATACATCTAATATAAATTTATCTACAATAAATGGTGTTGCGTATTCAAGTAATCAAACTTCTGCCAGTTATGGAAAATATTCTCAAATAAATGGTGATGTTATAATCCATGGTGATAATACAAGTTCTACAACTGCTAAATCTATTATATCTGGTACAGGAGTAGGTAGTTTAGATTTTTCATTAAGTGAATTAAGTATTGGTAGTTCATATCATATTAAAATTGCTGGTAGTATTACAACAAAAAATCGAAGAAAAATAAATATATCTTGTTATTTAGGAACTACAATTATATACTCTACATCAATTGATACTGATAATATAACAATAGAAAAATTGGATGGTGATAATTATGCTTATGAATCTGAAATAGATTTTACTATTCATTCATCTGGTTCGAATGGTAAAATTTATTCAAATGGACAATTATTATATACTAAAGGAACATCTCAAAATAATCTAAGGGGAAACTCTTCTGAAAAAACAGTTAATGGTATAGACTTAACGAATAATTTATTATTAGATATAAAAATTTACTGGGATGATTCTGCAGATTCAGACGAATCTTTAACAAATAAAATGGTAAGAATTACAAAAATGTTTTAATTTATAAATAAATATTTTATAATATACTAAAAGTATAATAATTTAATTACGTATATTTTATTATTTTATATTATGGAAAATATAATATAAAATATGACTACAATTATTTTAAATAATAAAGAATATCTTATTAATAAAACTGATATGCCTATTGAAAATTATAAAAATTTTAATAAATTAATTATTAGACCACAAATAGGTATTTTAGAAAAAGAAATTGGTTTATTAAATGATTTAGCAGAATTATTTAATTATGATATTATTAATTTAGGTATCAGACACGGAGGATATGTTTTATTAGAAACCAATGTTAAAAATAAATTAATTTTAGATAGGAATATTAATTCAAATGATTTACATAATTTTAAAAAAAATATGTATAAGCATAAAAAAAATATAAATATTGTTGATAATATTATTGATAATATATTTGATAAAGATAAAATTTATTTATTAAGAATTGATTATACAAATATTACTTTTAGTGATGAAGAATATTTTAAAATTATTAAGAATAATAATGTTATAATAGTAGGTAATAATAAATTTACATTAAAAAATTTAGATAAATATATTGATAATTATCATATTTATCAAGTAGAAAATAGCGATATAATTTTATATATTCCATATAAATTAAATAATAAATTTATAGAAAGTTTTAAATATTATTTTACAGATGACGGTAAATTTGTATATGATAATTTAATAAATTTATGTATTATGGTTAAAAATGCCGGAAATGATTTTCGTCATGTATTAGAAAAAAATTTACCGTTTGTAGATAGATGGACTTTTTTAGATACCGGTTCAACTGATAATACAATTAAAATTATCAAAGATGTGATGAAAAATAAAAAAGGGAATTTATATTGCGAACCTTTTATTAATTTCCGCGATAGCAGAAATAGATGTTTAGATTTAGCCGGACAAGTATGTAAATTTAATATTATGTTAGATGATACATACACTTTACAAGGAAATGTTCGTGATTTTTTATCATATTTACGATGTGATCAATTTGCTACTTCATATAATATTTTTATTAAAAGTAATGAGATTACATATGGATCTAATAGAATTATCAGAACTGAAGATAAATTAAGATATATGTATAAAATACACGAAATTATTCAAGAGAAGAATAATAAATTAGTTGTTCAAATACCTTTTGAACAAATGTGGATTCACGATTATACTAATAGTTATATGAATGAGAGAACCAAAAATAGAAAAGAAAAAGATATTGAATTATTAGAAGATGAAATAACAGAAAATCCCGACATTCCAAGACATTTATACTATTTAGCACAAACTTATAGAGATATTAGATTATGGGATAAAGCTGTAGAGTATTATCAAAAAAGAGTTGAACATCCAGTTGAAGGATATAGGGAAGAGATAACAGATTCATATTTATTAATAGCATTTTATGGTCATACTAAGTTAGAATGGGAATGGACTAAATGTGAAAAAATATATTTAAAATGTTTTAATTATGATCCCGGTAGACCGGATGCTCTATATTTTATTGGTAAATATTATATTGGTTATGATAATTATTTAGCATATCAATATTTAAAAAGAGGGTTTGAAATAGAGATACCAGCTGATGTAACTTCTAATTTACGACCTGATTTATATAATAAATTTTTACCCGAATCATTAATACCTTTGTGTTTTCAGTTTAAAGATTATCAATTAGGTTGGAAGGCTTGTAATAGATTATTAAATTATGTAAGAGAAATTAATGATCCCATTATGGTTTCTTATTATAATATTTTCAAATTAATGAATCAAAATAGAAAAATGTTTAGAAATGTTGGTCAGAAATCTATATTAACTTTTGTAGCTAATGGTGGATTCAACAAATGGCAAGGTAGTACTTTAAATAAAGATGGAGTTGGTGGTTCAGAAACTTATATTATAGAAATGTCTCGGAATATTGCAAAGATTACCAACTTTGATGTCTATGTATTTTGTAATTGCGAGGAAGAAGAGTTATTTGAAGGTGTTCAATATAAAAAGTTGGAAACATATATAGAATTTATTAATTCCAATAAAGTTGAAACGTGTATTATTAATCGTTTTTCAGAATATATTCACGTATCTTTAGCGAACGAAATTGACAATATCTATTTAGTTGTTCATGATTTATTACCTTCCGGAAATATTATACCCACAGATGAAAGATTACGAGCCATTTTTTGTATGAGTGAATGGCATAAATCATTCTTTTTACAAACATTTCCGATGTTAGAACACAAAGTTAAGGTATTTCCTAATGGTATCAACTTACACGATTATCAATTTAATCAATCCGACCAAAATAAAAAACTCAATTCATTTATCTATTCATCATTTCCCAATCGTGGTTTAATCAATTTATTGAAAATGTTTCCCAAAATACGTGAAAGATTACCAGATGCTACTTTGGATGTGTTTTGTGATACTAAAAATAACTTTGTACAATCTGTTGCCAAAGATGAGATGGATGAGATTGAAATATTATTGGAAGAACAGAAAGAGTTTGTCTTTAATCACGGATGGGTAAGAAAAGAGGAACTACAGAAATATTGGCAACAAGCTGAATTTTGGTTATACCCTTGCACATTTATGGAAACTTTCTGTATTACTGCTTTAGAAGCTGCGGCAAGTCGAACACTTGTTATCACTAATAATTTAGCAGCTTTACAAAATACAGTTGGAGATAGAGGTTTAGTGGTGGGGGGAGACTCAATAGATAGTGCAAGAAGTGAGAAATGGCAAGATGATGTGATAGAACAGTTAATAGAATTGATAGAAGATAAGAGTAAAATGGATGAATTATTGGATAGAAATCAGGAGTGGTCAAAAGGATATGATTGGTCAAAATTAGGAGAGAGAATGGTGGATGAATATTTAGGGCATAGGATAGATAGTAGTGTAGAAAATATTGAAAAAACATTATCTGTTCAAGATTTTGAAAGTATAAATAGTATAGATAGAATAGATAGAATAGCGTTGTATCACAATACTAAAATACATCATGAAATGTTAGGATATTTAATTGAATATTGTAATTCATATAACTATGAGATAGATATATATTTAATTTTTGATGATGAAAATACTCAAAATTGGGTAAACTATTATAATAATTTTTCAAAAAATAGAATTAAATGGATCAATAGTTTAAAAATATTAGATGATATAGAATATAATGTTATATTTTTAATCACAGATGATAATGATTATTTTTCAAATATAGATCAAAAATATTATCACAAAATAATATCTATAGATCATTTCTATCTTAATAGAAGACCTGAAATAAAACATCATATATGTGTTAGACAATTTTTTAATAGACATGAAATACCATATGCAATTCCAACTTATAATATTATTTTACCTGAAGAGAAGAAGTTATTATTAAAAAATGTATCAAGAATCCAAGTATTATTTATTGGAAAATTTAATATTCCTTCTTCATTAACATTTCAATTTTTTGACAACTTTGATAATATTGATTTTCACATAGTTAGAAACAACGAAGATGATGTATTTTTTGAATTATTGGTAAAAAGACCAAATATATATTTCCATTCATATATGAGTACCGAAGATTTAATTAGTTTAATGAAAAAATCACATTATATATTTTTAATGCCTGCTTATGTTGAAGGATATCCACAACATAAATTGAGTTCATTAATATCATTATCATACTCTACCCTGTGTCAATTAATAGTACCAGAAATGTGGAATAAACATTTAAGGTTAAAATCTGTTGTTAAATATTGTGATTATAAATATTTGAGACCAAATATGGATATAAAATTAGATGTATCAAATTTTGATTCAGTCATTGATAATATATATCAAGAAAGATGTGAATTAATTGAACATAATAAGAATGTATTGGATAATATGATAGGTATTGTGTCTCAAAAAAATAATACATCGTGGTTTTCTCAATGTTGCAAAGTGTTGAAATTACAAAAACCACGTATTTTTGTAGAAACAGGTACATATTTAGGGGAAGGTATAGAAAATGTTTTATTTGATTTTGATGAAATTCATAGTATTGAATTAAATTCTAAATTTGTTAATAATGCAAAAAAAAAATTTAAAAATTATTATCATGTTAATATACATCATGGTGATAGTAGTAGTATTTTAGAAACATTAAAAATTAACGAACCAGTTATATTTTATTTAGATGCCCATTATTCTGGAGGAAAAACATCTTTAGGTATAATAGGAGATAATGGTTGTCCACTTTTACGTGAATTATCTATATTAGGTAAAAGAAAATTTAATGATATTATAATAATAGATGACATGAGATTAATGGGGAAAAAGTCATTATCTGGTGTAGAAGGAGATAAAAAATATCCATTAACTGAATTTGATTTTAGACATATTACTATAGAAGGCATTAAAGAAAGTTATGGTAGAAAATGTAAAATATTAAATACAACAGATATAGATAGATTAATTATTTTACCATCAGTCATTAATAAATTAAATTACGCTGAGATGTTAAATTGGTCTTCAGATATTCCTGTTGGAAGTAAAGGAATATTTGAAAGTATGTTGGAAAGATTTAGAGGTAAAGAGTGTAAAATTTTAGAAATTGGAACATATGTTGGTACATCTGTCATTAGTATGTTAAAATATTTACCAGACGCAACAGCAACTGTGATAGATATGTGGAAAAATTATAATGAGAATACTTCATTAAATACATTAGAAGAGAATGGTATTGAGGAGATATTTTATGAAAATGTTAAAAAAGCTGAGATGGATAGCAGAATAGAGATATTGAAAGGTGATTCTAAAGATATTTTGAAAGATTTGATAACAAAAAATAAGAGATATAATTTTATTTATGTGGATGGTTCTCATACATACTTAGATTGTTATAATGATATGGTATCATCTTTGAAATTATTATCTAATAATGGTATTTTAGCAATTGATGATTATTTATGGATGTCAGAAAATAGGGAGGATGAAAAGGATAGACCTTATCACGCAGTGAATGATTTTATAGAGAAATATAGTGATGAGT